AATGATTGTAGAAACTCTATAGCTCCACGACCACCAGCTACACCGAAGTTTAGAATTTCATCTTCAAGATGTTCTAAATGCAGATTCTTGCCTGCTGCTTCTGATAAAAATTCCATTATCTTATGTTACCTTTCCAATTCTTTGTCGTTGTATTGACTTCAAACTTAGTAGCAAATGATGATCCAGAGTTAGTTGCTATTCCTACAGACATCCATTGTGGTTTAGGTGGCATACCTGTTAGACTTTCAACTAATAATATATTAATTGTATTATAACTCTTACCTGCTACTTTATTTATCTTAATTACTAATACAGGGAAGTCATTATATTCTTTACCGAGTTTAGCTAAATCTTCTACCTTTTTCTTTTCAAAATCGTCTCTAGTACCCATGTGTTTGATTGTATTACTACCATAAACTATTACTAGTGGTAGTGCAGTATTACCAAATCGTGCTTCTCCTTCGAATTCTGCTGCCAACGCGTATAATGATGATGATAAGTTTTCATAGTTACTCATCTTACCTTCTACATACTTGAGAATACCTTTGATGTATGTCATTCCTGCCCAATTAGAAGTTAATTTAAATACAGTATCGACTGGACTTCCTAATCCTAATGTTATCGTATCACCTTCTTTTATGTTATTTAATTCTTTTAATTTTTGTAAATCGTCTGATGAAATTTTTACATCACCACCTTCTAAAACAACTATTGGGTCTATTGGTCTGTCTTTAACTGCAAACTTACTGTTCAATGATGAAGCTAATGATTTGTTCTCTTGAAATGCTTTATTAATTAAGTCGCCTTTCATAGCTTCGTTAAATACTTTTATCTGTTTAACTAATCCTTTCTTAGCTTTAATTTCACGAACACCTTCTAATAATGCTCCGTCGGATTTTAATTCAGAAGCGATCGCATTGGCAGCTTTGACTAACTTATTTGATTTAATTTCTTTATTTGCAAATGATGCTGCAAACTTATAAGCTGAAGTAGCCAACTTGGAGAACACATTTTTAATTTTAGAAAGGAATGCTGACGCGCCTTTTGATAAAGATATTCCTAGTTTAGAAAGTACTTGAGTTCCTTTATTAAAGATATCTCTAATCCCTTCAGCTAGTAAATCTCCTTCTGCTTCGTTATCAAATATTTCATTAGATTGTAATATCTTATCTGGTTGGTTGAGTGATAAGTTATTTGCGAATCGTGTTGATGCAAATGAACCTACTTTACCGATTCTTGCTGAACCAGCTTTAGCATCTTTTTTTAATGACACTTGATAATATGAAACAACTATTTTATCTTTATTATCCAATAACGATACTTTACTTCCTTCTGTTCTAATTCTTGCATGTTGACCAGACTTATCTAATACTTTTAGTTCTGCCATTATTTTAAATAAATCAGAACTTGAACCTTTTGTAATCATAACAGAATCTGCGGTATTAACTTTATCTGGATTCTGTACTTCAAATATTGAAGGTGCGTTGTTATAGTAATTATTTATATTTTTGTGTATGAAATCTTTAAATGGACCAATCTGTTTCATTGCTGAACCTAATTCGTTACAATAGTCTAAGATGATTTTATCACCACCTTCAACATTTTCAACAAAATCATTTATCCAAGTTTTACAAGTTGGAGAAAACTCGGAATGATTTAAGATTTTTAAACCTTTATTCATTCCCGCAACGATTGCACAACCTTCATATATTTCTGTTCTATCTGTAGCTGACTTTGGTAATGTGTCATTAATAGCTACAACAGTTTCTTCATTAATCATATCATTCTCCTTTAATTTTGACATGATTGATTCTAACTCTAACTCGGGTTCTTGTCCAACACTTGTCTTCGATAGACGATAAAATTCATCACCTAACTCTATTCCGAATGCTGTGTCTGAAGGATAATGCGCACCTGCTATTTGTCTACTCTCACCAATTCTCTTACCGATTTTCAATACATTTCTTCTGTGTTCTAGTGGTAGTTCATCAGCAACCAATAGAGACACTAAGTGACCTTGTGTTGCATGTCCTGAAGGATATGAAGGTGTCTTAGATGTTTTTAGAGGAAAGAATGTCATTGATAGACCTAACTTATTAGCTAATACTGAAGGTCTTGGTCTATTATAGAATCCTTTTAATGCTAGAAGAATAGGCTGTGTTTGCTCCATTAGTGATTTAATTCGTGTGAAGTCTACTTCGATTCCGTATGTTTCAGCGTAATCTTTAAATGGTTTAAGTACTTTTGTGTCGTACATAATCATTTCTTCTTCCCATTCAGTTCGGAACTGACCTAAGGACATTAATGTTTTTAATTCATTGAATGTTTGATTAGACGAATTTTTAGGAAATGGATATCCTTGCCATTGCTCGAACGCAATGTCTTCATATGCTGAGTAGTCACCTTTTAATTGTTCTAATCGTTTAGCATCTAATTTAATAGGGTGCTTAAGCTTGTCTATTATATCGGGATTAGTGTGTTTTTCAGTTAATTGAATGAAAGTCTTCATGAATAGTATTTATGCTAATACTATTTTTGAATTCTGTGCTTACTAAGAAAGATTTCTATATCAGATATTGCATCCGATAGTTCTTTAACCAGTTCTTCTGATTTATTTGTGTCTCGTTTTAACTCAATGAGTTTTTTTTTCAATTCAACTTTGTGATTGAGTAGTTCGACTAGGGACTTACTTTTAATAGTCCCACTTGTTTTATCTGATAAGGTCATTTAACTTATTTATAGTATCTTCTGCAGAGGTGTGTAGAATACCTATCCCACCAGCAGCAACCCAACAATCTATGTTTTTATCTCTATCGTCAATCAGTACTGCTTTCTTATGAGCAAATGCTGCTTTCTGACTACCTTTGAATGTAGGAATTATAGTCCAATACGGATTAATGTGTTCTTTTACCCATTCAATTTTGTCTCTGACAACAATTTCTCTATTAACAGTACCTGCCGCAGTTAAGATTTCGGTATGAATACCTGAGTTCAAACACCAATCAGTCAACATCCATGCATCTGGTAGAGGATTCATCTGTCTAAACATGTGTTTAGCGGTCAATTCTCTTTTGTGAAGATCATAGGTATTATGTCCTGCATCATCATTCCACACTTTTTTACCTAACATTAAGGCAATCTGTGATTCAAAATCTGCTAGAACTCCGTCCATATCTAAAAATATTTGTCTTACTTTATTATTTTCCATACTGTTAGTATAACAAAAGTGTACCCGCGGAATCAATATTTAAATTGTTCTTGTTTTTCAGAAGATACTCTTTTGCCTGTAGCTGTGTTGTCCATGACTGGTCCGATATCTACTAGTTCATCTTGAGCTGATTGTTCACAATCGTATAGTCTCATTTTCGATCTATCAATACCTAATACGAATCTCTTATGATAACTTGGATCATTGTATCTATTCTTTAACTGTTTAACCATTACCTGGTCTAGTTCTTCCATGTCTTCTGTAGATATCAAAGCAAACATAAAGTCTGCTGTTGCTGGTAATCCAAATGATTCAGAAGTATCTTCCAATCCTACATCAGTAGAAGTGAATCCTGTTCTGTTAGTCTGTGTTGCTGACATAATTGGAACATCAAATTCTACTGCTAAACCTCTGAGTTCTTCTGCAATACTTTTAATGTAAGTATATGTGTTGACATTACTACCTGGTCTTACTCTGAATGAACTACAGATATTAAGATAATCAATGAAGATAATCTCTGGTTTGAAGTCTCTCTTTAAATCTAGTTCTTGTAATAAATGTCGAATGTGTCCACTATGAGCTGTTGCTGTTGGATATTCTTTGATGATTAATTTACCTTTAGTCTTCTCTCTGACTCTTGTAATCTTCTTTTCGAACATCATCTTTGGTAAGTCATTCATTGTATTCAATGATACATCAAGTAGATTTGCATCAATCCTTTCAGCAATCTTTTCTTCAGCCATTTCCATTGTAATGTACAATACATTTTTACCTTGAAGTAATGAAGCTGATGCCATGTGACACATAAACAATGATTTACCAACACCAGTACCTGCCATACAGATATTCAATGTCTTGTTTGGAAGTCCACCTTTAGTAATCTTATTCATCAAGTCTAAGTCAAATGGTACTCGTTCTTCTTCTCTATGCATGAACTCATATCTTGGATCCCAATCTTCCAAGAAGTCATGACCAATATTACTATCAAAAGATACTGATAATGCTTCTCTTAGAATGTCTGGAATTTGTCCTGACTGTCCGTCTTTGTCTTGAATGATTGCGATAGAACTCATTACACCATTGTATACTGCTCTATCTTTACACCACTTCTCTGTAGATTCAACTAACCATTCGTCAGGTGTTTTACTATCATCCAACTTGATATCTTTGATAAGATTCAATGTATCGGATATTAGTTGTTGATCTACACCTTCCATCTCATCAATATCAATGATGAGAGCTTCAGTAGTTGGTGGTGATTGATACTTTAAAAAGTAATCTCTAACTTGTTTGAAAAGAAATTCTTCATCTCTCTCCTGAAAGAAATCACTCTTAATGTAAGGTAATGTCTTTCTTACGAATGCATCATTCGTTATCAGATTCTTCAGTATCGTCTGTTCTAGTCGTGTTGCCATATAAAAATTCTTTTTGTGCTGCTTCGTTAAGTTGGTCTAGTACTTCTGGTGTGAAATACTTCTCTGGATTGTTGTTAATAGTTTTACCGAATTGTGTTGTTCCGTCTGGAAGTTCAACTCTAGTAGATGATTGTTTAAAGACTCCGTACTTGATAGCCAAGTCTAGTAGTCCATAGTATCTGTCAAGTCCACTCTCGTAAGACAACATTACATCAACCATTTTGTTTTCAATAGTAAGTCTTGATTTCTCATTCTTACAATGAACAATGTTACCGATAACATCTTTTCCGTCTTTCTCTTTCTTCTTAGATAAGAAGATAATTGATGAAGCAGCATATTTTAATCCTGAACCTCCACCCATAACTTTCTTAGCAAATAATCCCATTTCATCATAAGTATGATTAGTCACTAGTAACGGAACTCCCGCTCTACCAAGTTTAAGAGTTAGAACTCTGAATGCACCTTTTACTAATTGCGCTCTAGTCATATCTCTTGTTTCTGCACCTGATGCAGTATCTTCAATCTCTTTAGTTGTTGACAACATACCAAGTGAGTCAAGTACAAAACACATTTTCATGTCTGACTTGTCCTTAATATATTGATCAAGAATTTTAATAGATTGAGTTCTAAACTCTTGAATTGTTGTAACAGGAACAATAACGATTCTTGAAGAATCGATTCCTCGTTGTTCAATCATATCTTTTGTGATTGCACTTTCTGATTCAAAGTAGATAACCGCAGAATCTGGATTATCTTGTAAGAATTGTTTACACATTCCTAGTGCAAAGAATGTTTTACCTGTTGCAGATTCACCAGCTAGTGCTGTGATCTTATTGTTTGGTAATCCATTGTATATCGAACCTGATAAGAGTGCGTTAAAGATGTACGAACCTGTATCAATGTATCCACTGACATCTGCTGCTTGTACTCCGTCTTCTACAATAGAAGCGAACTCATTACCTGTTGTTTTTATTAAGCTTTTCAAATAACTCATTATATATTATCTCCATAATTTATTTATTTATTTCTATGATCTTTCCTCATAGCTCTTAGACTACTATCGTAGTCAATGTGATGACGAATCTCTTTCTTCCAACTATGTATTTCAACAGCTAGAAGAACAAGGCCTGTCCATGTGACCAAGTGAAACACTATAAAGATGTATTCTATCGAAGTCATATATCTATTATACTACCGTTTCTGTATCTGTCAAGTTTTTCATATCTCTATCCAAAAAATGATTCAAGTGTACTAACTTTTTCAGTAGTCCACCCGATCTTATCTAATATTACTCCGAGGGGTTCAACGAATGATTTTTGAAATTGTAAATCATAATCAATGTAATCATCAAGATTAAATTCTTTCGGAAGTGCTGAAACAAATGATATCACATTCTCATTCATTATATTTGGAAGTTTCATGTAACAAAACTTCACTTTCTCACCATTCTGTATTATAGGATATTTCTTGTCTATCTTGTATTTATGCAAAAAGTTATTGTAAAGTAGTGATCCACGAACATGAATTGGTGTACCCTTGTTATAGATAGAAGCTGCGTTGTAATATTTCTTGATATCACTCACTCCTCTTGGAAAAGAAACTTCTTCTATCGGTAGTTTATTGAACTCTTGTCTTGAAGTTTCAATGAACTCCCAAACATCTTGTTCACTACCATTCATTAGAGTTTTGATACCTTCTTCAAGTTTCTTTCTACACCAACTTGGAGTAGAAGACTTTGCTGTTTCGATACCCATCATTTTTAGTTTTGGTGTTTTGTATCTTACACCTTCTGAGTCATGAACATTTAGTATGTATCTTTTCTTTGCTGTCCATATACCTTTATCTGCTATGACTTCTCGACCCATTTCCATTTTGTTCTGATAAGCATTCATGTATGAAGAAAGTTGTTCATACGATTCATTAATCATTGGTTCAAACTTTTCTTTTGCTATCGTATCTAAGAAGTCAATCGGATTGTTCGGACTGACTTTAGTAACTAACTTATCGAATGTTACATAGATTGAATCAGTATCGATTGCGATAACATAATCATCATCAGTATCTAGTATTTTATTTAAATATTCATTAACAGCTTTCTCAACCCATTTAATACTTAACTGACCTGCAGTTGTAATACCTTCTGCAATCTCTCTGTTGAAGTATCTGAAATACTGATTACCTAAAGCACCATAACAACTGTTAAGTGATATCTTTCTGACCATTTGATTGTTATTATATTTTACAATCTCATACTCACATTCTTTTCTTTTAACAGTATCTTCTTTTGGAATAGTTTCCAATCGTTTCTGTTCTTTAATCATTTGATTCTTGAATAGTACTCGTTGATCATACATTTCTTCTAAGAGTTCTGGTAAGAATCCTTGTTTGTCTGTTCTGAATAATGCGCCGTTTGGTGTTACAGTTGTATTAGTTAACATACTGAGATCAACTTCACCTTCTAGTAACTTCTTAACATTAATCTCTTGATTGAATATCTTCTTTTGATATGTATCTGGACTCATATTGTATTGCATAATTAGATGTGGATATAGACTATTCAAGTCAAAAGACATCACCCATTTATGTTGACCTATCTGTGGTTCTTTTACATAAGCACCAACGATTCGTGAATCTTGAGCTAGTTTCTTTGGTGGTGGAACCATACCTCGTTTCTTTAAGAAGTTGTAGATAATTAAATCCCAATATCTTACTGAACCAAATACATCTTCATAGTTACACTTTGCTTGATAAGCCATAGTGATAACTAACTCCATGAGTTGTAGTTTATCGTCTAGTTGTTCAACCAGTTCTGTATCTCTGATATTATAATCTAAGAACTTTTGATAATCATTTCTGTAGAATAGATGCATCGCTCCGAACTCTGAGTAATCAATTTTTCTCTTACCAAGTTCTACTTCTGCGATATGATCTAATCGATATGTCTCTCTCGTTTTGTATGTAAACTTCTTGTACATTTCAAGATAATCTAAGATAGATATACCTGCAATGTTATATGATACCATTTTCTTCTGACCCATATACAACCATTCTCTTGATGTAACTAATCCGTGAGGAGATAGTTTAGTAACTGTCTCCCAATCAAATAGTTTCCAAATACGATTGACTAAGTAAGCTATGTCAAATGTTTCAACATTCCAACCTGTTATAATGTCTGGTTGTAACTCATTCCATATTCTCATGAATTCTAAAAGTAATTCTTTCTCATGTCTTGTCTTATGATAGATCACATTCGGATCATCATTCTTGTAATCAAAGTTATCAATACCAATGACATGTGTCTCTTTATGTCCAAAGAGTTTCATTGTTATAGCATTGACGCGTTCTTCTGCTTCTGTTGGTTCTGGAAATCCACCTTCACACTCACACTCAATATCAATATTAAGTATGTTAATCTTTTTAATATCGAATTCAACTTCACTTGGAAACGATTCAGCAATATAAGTATATTCCCATTGTTCCAGTCCGTGTATGTCGATACCTGTGTTGTCGTATTGTTTCTTCCAATGTCTTGCTTGACTTGGAGAACTAAATTTCTTTGATTGTAAATATTCACCAGATATTGATTTGTGTGGTGATTCTTTATTTGTTGGAATGTAAAGAGTCGGTTCGTATTTTACTCGTTTGAGATATCTCTCTCCGTTTCTAATTCCTTTTGCAAGGATAAAGTCCTTGTATCTTTTGATGTTTGTGTAATAGTGCATAATTTATTATACTATAGAAACTCCATTGTGTCTATACCATTCTGGTTTTTCGTTTATTCTTTCTTGTATTCGTTCTCTTAAGATAGCTCTGTCTCTATCTGTAGGTGTCCAATCATTGTAATATTCTGTTGGAAACTGTGTAACTTTAAATAAGCGTGTCTTATCTAATTTATAATTTCGTTTTGTTAATTCTTTTCGAATCTGCTCATATCTTTTGTATAGATATTGACCTTTGTCATAAAAAAACATGACATGACCTGTACCTAAAGTTAATTCTTTAGGAATACGATTCTTATCCCAATTAGGGGATTTAAGTGATTTTTGTAGTGCAGAACCAACCATGAACATCTCTCGATATTCAGCCATCAAATGTTGATCGGTTAGTTCTTCTACAGGTATTATATTGATTCGTGTCAAACTACTTTCTGCGGTTCGAAGTGTCGTTCCAATGTATGGAGTTTATCTTCCGCTGTTGCTAGTAGATTGACTTGTTCATCAATAGCACCAATTATATCGGGATGCTCACCGATTCCTACACTATTTTTCATGTAGATAGTTATGTTAGCTTTAGCAGCTGCGATATCACCTTGATATTTTAACATAAGAGCTTGTCTTAATTGTTTATCTAATTCCATAATATATCCTATTTTTTATATAGACCTGAGTCTATCCATTAATCTATGGGCGCGATTGTAGACTTGTTTTGCCCACCTCGAATCCAATCCTTCAATAGAAGCTTGCACATAGTCACCTGAGTTAAGTGCGGCAAACATCTTTTGAAATTTTAATAATCTAGTAATACCTAGATTAAAAGCCATGTTAGCGAGAATCAATCGAACTTCATTAGGATAATTATCCCACTCATTCATTCGTCTCTCACATTCATCTAAACATATATTTATGTCTTGATAAAATAATTCATCACTTCTTGTTTGTGATACCTTGAATCCTACACCTTCTCCAAATTCTGGGTCTGTATCTTTAATAAGATGTCCGACACCAACAGTTGGATAACCTAAGTGGTCATGATATACTTCAAGTACTGTACCTTCATCAGATGCAATCTCGTCTTTGAGACGCACCATAAATTCTTTACTATATTCCATTTTTATTTAATTCCTCTAACCCTTGATTGGCTAGTAATTCAACGAGGATATTCCCCATTAATTGTTTAAACTCATCATCATCAGATATCGTATCCTTCAACGCTTCTGGACACGATCTAACAGCTCTTTCAAAATCTATTGTAGGTATTTCACTATCTTTACGAGGTATCAATTTGATACTTCCATATTGATAGATAACATCTACATACTCACCTTTGAGTATTTTAATAGCCTTTTCTCCATTTTGATGAACAACTTCTGTATAGAGTCCTTCATCAAATAACGGATAATGAGTATTTATATTTTTATCTTCTTTCGGCATACCCTAGTATTGCCATAAAAGACAACAACCCAAAAAATCCAGCTGATGAGTTTAACATTTCAAACATTGGAGTCATATTATAACCCACTAGTAGACTTGTTACTACAAATAAACCGAATAAAGAAGCCATTACTTGTATAAGACCTACTGACTTCATTTAACTTTATTTTTTGAACCTTTAGGTCTTCCTCGACCTTTCTTGGTTACTGTTGTTTTCTTTGTAACTTTCTTAGTTGGTTTTCTTCCGTCCTTATAAGCTTCATTAGTACTAGGTGTTGATTTATCATCTGCAACAAATCTTCCTTTACTATCTTTAGC